AAGCTGGACTAACAAAAAATATAAGCGGCAGATATTTCCACATTAATCAACAGTTAAGTCTGTAACGAATTGACCAGTAAGAACAACCCCTGTTCCTGTACCACCTGTAAGAGACATTGTGTGATGATCTAAAGTGACGGCTGCTGTACCTACTGATCCAGCGGCAGTTGAAGTCAAATCACTAAAGTTTCCCACTGTTCCGACAGTTGGGGCTGATCCAGCAGTGGCATCACCCTCAAGATATGACTGAGTAAAGCTAAAAGTTTCACCAGCGGTGGTTTGTGTTGCACTTGGCATTGTTACTGCAGGGACTCCTGAAGTCACTGAGCCGAAGCCACCCACACTTGCGGCGTCTCCACTTGTAGTCGTTATATTTGTACCACTTATGCTGTAAGATGAGCCGATTTTGTCAGCAGAGGTTGCAGCCGACAAACTTTCCAGCTTAACGCTTGATGTGATTGTACTCTGAATATCACAGTAAGCCGCAGTTGGGACACAGAGGGCGGCTAGTAATAAAAGCTTTTTCATTTGATACCGACTTTCGAGTTTTTGTTGTCTACTATATTAACTTTACCAAGTTTCTTTTTGCCATTTGTAGCAGATTTTACTTGTAGTCCCATGTTTGACATCACAGCCGACAATAATC